GGCTTTGGAAATAAACTATTACTTGACACGATAAATAAACTTAACTTGTTATTACTATATATGAGCTATAAAGGGATATATCGACCTTCTAATCCTAGAAAGTATAAAGGCGACTCTCAAAATATTATTTATAGGTCTTTATGGGAAAGAAAATTCATGAATTATTGTGATTTAAATGAGAATATACTTGAATGGGCATCTGAAGAATTTTGGATTCCTTATTTAGACCCAACAACAAATCGTGTTCGTAGATACTTTCCTGATTTTTTTATTAAATATAAGGATAAGGATAATAATATTCGTAGGTCGGTGATTGAAGTTAAACCCATGAGAGAAACATTAGAACCAAAGGTGACAAAGGGTAAGTCAAGAAAGACATTAATAAATGAATCAGTCACATATGTTAAAAATCAAGCAAAATGGAAAGCAGCAAAAGAGTTCTGTGCAGACCGTAAATTAGAGTTTAAAATCATGACTGAAAAAGAACTAGGAATCCGATGAGTATTCTACAGAACATATTAAATAAAGTTAGTGGTCAGGTCAATGAAGATTTCTTTCGGAGTCAATTGATTGAGGAACTTGGTTCAACAAATTTTGATGATGACGCTGCCGATACAGGTGGATTTGCTGCTGGTCAATTATATTTTTTCACATATCAGGCACAAACAAAACAACCATATTATGACATGTATCCATTATGTTAAATTGACTCAAAGAGAAGAACTAGCAATGAGCTTACTAAATAACTCTGCTCAGGGTACAGTTGCAGTTCCTCGGAGAACTCTACATAAATATCTCTACACTGGTGTCAGAGGTCAACCATATCGTATTCCAGACTCAGAATGGACGGATGTGGCACAACTACCTACTGAAAAATTCGTTGATATGAGAGGAATTACTGTTCCAAGAAGTCGTATTTACAATAGAAATTAATGGCAGAGAAAAAAGAAAAAATACTAAGTAGTCCCCTCTCAGAAATAGATGGAGAAAAGTACTCTTTTACTTTTAGTAAAACGGAAAAGGGAAAGGGAAAACTCATTGGAATCAACAAGGTAGGCACTAATGGCACTGTAAATACACCAGTTGATCCAAGTGGAGCAGAGTGGAATACTATAGCAAATAGTGATGAAGCAAAATCAGCATATAATTTACAAATCAATCATAAAGACACTGGGGATGATATAGACATAGCAGATAAAAATACCCTAGACACACGTTTTAATCAAGAAACAAAAAAATTCGCAAATCAAGCAGCGGCAGCAGAAGAACTTGACGAACGAAACAATGTTAATGTCGCTACAGAAGAACCATCAACCGCATATGCGGCTTATAAACAAAGTCGAGGTAAAAAAGCATTTGCAGAGTTTTATACATATCCTCTTGACATTGACCCTTTACAGGATCA